ATGGGCGTAGTATTGGTGGATTCTTTAAGAACTCTGATCAAGCTATTCAGAACATTAAGGACAGTGCTATATCACAGTCCCAAGGCATATCTGTGGAGACTCTACGTACCCGTAGGGCTACCAGAGAGAAGCTTAATCAGTTCACCCCTACTGCTGGTGGGGACAGCATTGATCAACAGATAGAAACCTTGCAAGAAGTTATCCGTCTATCTCAATCAGGTGAGAACCCTGATACTGAGATGGCTCTACGTGCTTCTGCACAGATCACTACTCTTAGGATGCAGCGCAAGGAGCTTGAGAAAGCTGGTCTTGTGAACAAGGGCAAAGAGCAGGATATAACTCAGGACTCAGCAGGGTTCAAGAGGGACATGACTACTGGCATTGAGATACGTCAGCCCGGAGAGGAACCAGAAGGTAATGGATCAAGTGCTATCTTTATAGATAACCCTGATGACCCTAACTTTGGTAAGTGGGTTGTAACCCGTCCTGATGGCTCTCAGCAAGTACAAGACAGTGTACAACCTGTACGTAAAGGCGCAGGTAATGTACGACAGTTCGAGACTGCGCAAGCACAAGCAGTGCAACAGGCAGGTGGCGCGTCTAAGTTCCGGGGAAACCGTGACTTACTCACTGCATCAGCCGACAATGCCTCTAATGCAGCAGAGGTAGCACAAATATTCATTGACTACGCAGACCCCCAAGCAGTCATTGGTCTAGCAGGTGCTGGACAACGAAGGATTGACCAAGCTGTCCGTATCATGGAGTCTACGGGTGAGCTGTTGTACGGGGCAGAGGGTGATCATACATGGAATGGTAAGAAGATATCCTCACAAGAACAACGTAAGAGCTTCGTACAGTCCTTCATAGATAAGTTAAAGAATCAAGTACCAGAGACTGTTACCAATGATCCTACCTTGTTAGCTAAGTTTCAGAACAACGCAGCAGCATATGAGCAGTTCCTAGCCATAACTGGTGAGATGATGTACCTTGATGCTAGGCAGCAGGAGCCATCTAACCGTGGCCTATCTGACGCTGACGTAGAGAGAGCTGAGGTACGAGTAGGTTCTAATACTCAGAATCCTATGACCTTTGTGAATCGTCAGTTGTTCAAGGTCAAGCGCGACTTGGCACGGTTAAGTATACTTGGTGAAGAGTTTACGGACACCCATAATAATAACAGAAGCGCACTTGTTAAGGCGCAGTACAACCCTACTCAGGTATTACGAGTACGGGAAGCACTGGAGGCGGGTAAGACTAAGCTGGAAGAGGCGGGACAAAGATTAAGTCCTGCTGAACAACCTACTGAGGGACAACCATCGCAGCTCAGTGATGATGAACTGTTCGATAGAATCCTTAATCCACGATAAGGGAACGTATGCCAACTGAACGAGAACAAGTACGAGAGATATTCAATAACGGAGGAACTAATAGGTTCCCTGTTACTATTGATGGTCAACCGTTTGATGAAGCTATCCAACTTCCTAAGCTAAAGAACGCTCAGGAGGCTGAGGTATTTGCTCGTGTACTTAAGAGTAAGGGTAAGAATGGGTTTGATAATCCTGATGACTTTACTCGTGGTATGCGCATGCTTCGGGAATTCGACAGTGCTAATCCTAGTGCATTTGCCAGTCAAGACACAGCAGTAGAACAAGCTGATCCACGTATTGTGACTTCGGCTGTACCTACAGGTGTGCGTGAGATAGACAAAGCGGGACAGACGGTTCTTTTCAGCAGTGGCTCTGGTAATCTACCTAACGTACCTATTGAAGTACCTTCTATAGACAATCTACCCTTCGATCATCCTCTCCGCATCCAACAGCAGAGGGCACAAGAAGGTGTAGACTTTAGACGTGGGCTCCCATTTGCACAGCGGGCTAAGATAGCTACTCTACCTAATATACCTGCCCTTCGTTCTCGGGGTATACAACGTATGTTGTCTGAGAACTTCGCTAAGATACCCGAAGGCTTGCCTAAGTTTAGGTTTGATCAGGGGTCGCAGGACTTTCAGATTCTACAACCTATTGAGCAGGAGCATGTAGATCAAGGCCTAGAAGATAAAGAAAGCATAGGTAAGTTCCGGTGGGTTTCACTAGACGGTACTGGTATAGAGCTAGGCGATCTAGGAGACATGCTGAACCTTGGTGAGATTGGTTCTATGGTTGGCTCGCTGGTAGGAACTGGGAAAGCCAAGGTGTTCACCTTCGGTGGACGGTTAGGCACTGGTGGCGGAGCAGCCGTGGGCGGACTAGCTGGAGGTAATCTAGGAAGACTAGGTGGGGAATCCCTATCCATAGTAACTAACTTCATAGCTTCTGGCGATGCACCTACCTTTGAGGAGTTGCAGGACGCTGGTATGGATGCTACTCAGATAGAATTGCTCGCCTCTATGACAGGAGAACTTGGTGCTAAGATACTTAGGACCGTAGGGAGTGCTGGACAAGAAGCTGTGGCTAAGGGCAGTGGTCGTCAAGGTGTTGTAGGAACACAGGCAGACATAGACCAAGCTAATGTCAACATAAAACAAACTAAGCAAGACTTAGTAACTGTTCGAGACTCTATAGGTCGTGAAGACCTTGCAGTAACCGAGGGCACATCTACTCACTCTATCGACTTAATTGAGCAAGAGAACTTTGCTCTTAAGAATGCTGCCAAGTCTACACAACGAGAGTTCAACAGAGCGCAAGCTAGGTCCGACCGTGCCTTGCAGGACTACATAAACAAAGAGTTCGGCGGCAATCCCAAGTTCTTGGGAGATGCTGAGGGCACAGTAGTTCGTGCTAATGACCAGATTGACAGTCTTGGAAAGATTGTAGTGTCTCAGACTGATGATGGTGTTATACACTTCTCACCTAAGACAGCACCAGATCAAGGTATCCAAATTAGAGAAGGGGTAGACGATCAATGGCAGATACAGAAGGTATCCCTTCCAGATCATCTTAGAGGGGTAGGCTTAGGTACTGAGTCATACAGGGCTGCGGCACTAGAGGCACAGGCGCACGGCAAGCGTATATCGTCTGATGATAACGTAACTGAGGCCGCTGCGGCGGTATGGGATCGTCTTATAGGTACAGAGGGCTTTGAGGGAGTCACTAGGCATCCAGAAGCGTTCTTTAATAAGGAACTCAAGAGATGGGAGATGCCAGACAAACTTGGCGGCGTAGCAGTATTCTCGTCCCCCACCCCAACCCCATTAACTAAGCAACTACTAAGGCAGGACTTACAGATAACGGGCAGGGCTGCCAGTGAACGTGAATTCGGCAGGTTCCTACGTACTCCGGGAAGACGTGAGCTAGGTACAGTAGTAAAAGAGATGGAAGCTAATCCATTCTTACGAAATGATATCAAGCAAGCTGTACTTGAAGACTACAACAGGGTAGTAGGTAAGGATAATAAGTTTAATGCTGTGGCTTTTGTAGAATGGAAGAAAGCTACACAACGTACTAATGAAGAGATATTTTCTCCGCAAGAGATGCTGGCTATACGGCAGCCTGTAGGTTTACGTATTATTGCTGAGAATAGCCAAAAATCCGCCGATCAAGCTAGGGGAGCTATTGCTAAGACTCTAAAGGTGGATATAAAGCATCCTCTGTTCAGAGACCCTAGCAGTAAGTCTCTATGGAATCAGTTTAAGTCTCTGTCAGGCAGTGAACGACGTAGGGCCATGAGACAACTACACGCTACGGGCATGGCAGATGGTATGCAAGAGATATTTAAGGATGAACTTAGGTTAAAGCTCCAGCGATTATCTTCTGGCTCTAATTCTAATGGCTATGCTATATGGCTTAAAGAGAACCGAAACCTTATAAGTGATGTTATGGGATCAGGGCGGACTCTTAACGCAGCAGAACAAGGTAGGTCAGCAGCCAGTCAATACTTACAGCATCTAGACACTGTTGGTAATATTATTAAGCGAAAGAGCGACCGGGCGATGGTCATAGGTACTGGTGCTGAGGCTAACCCTACAGGTCTAGCTCTAACACGAGTAATGTTTGGTCCTCTGTCACGTGCCCAACGATTCATCTCAGCCGCACGTCGTGGTACTGTTCGATCTAGCTCCGCTAAGATGGGTGACATACTTACCAGTCCAGAACGCTTACGAGAACTCATACAGATACGAGCTTTCCCTATAGCATCTAGGCAGGTCGCCAGAGTTGTACAAGATATGGATGGGGTATTAGAATTCTTAGGACTTAACCCGGATGCTTTTGATGCACAAGATGAACAAAGTCGTAGAGCTCTTGCTACTAGGGTTAACATCCTTCTACAAGAGGAACTCTCAACGGCAGAAGCCAATGAGTAGGTTCCTACAGGACCTCAAGGACGACGAGGGTCTAAGGTTAAAGGCTTACCAAGACCACCTAGGGGTGTGGACCATAGGGTATGGCACCAACCTACAGGTACTTGAGATATCTGAGGCACAGGCACATCGCTGGCTCATGGAGAAAGTGGAGTCTATCATAGAGGATGCCGAGAAGGTCCCTCTGTACCACACTCTGAATAGTGCCCGCAAGCAGGTAATCATGTCTATGATGTACCAGATGGGGGTTGAAGGGACTCTTAAGTTCAGGAATATGTGGACAGCTATAGATAACTCAGATTATGAGCTAGCTGCTGATGAAATGAGGGATAGTAAGTGGTGGAGAGATCCATTAACAAGGGCCAGAGCAGAACGTATGGCTGTTCGTATGAATAAAGGGATATGGTAATGATAAGGATTGTACTGTTAGCTCTCGTAGGAGCCTCTCTACTGGCTTGTAAGACTACCCCTAGTGCTACCATGTGGGACACTACTTGCTCCATGTATACGGCCTTACAGGAGGTCTCAGGGCCTGTCTGTGCAGATATACCGGAACCCAAGGTTGTATTCCTCCCAATAGCACAAGGTAGGGGCGGATATTACAAGGGTGGAGACACTGTGTATGTGTCTAACGAGCTTAAGGGTCAGGATAAGCTATCTACTATCTTACATGAGATGGTTCATTACATAGACAACAGGGTTCATGGTATAGCTATGCCGGGTCCCAGTATAGGTGTATGTAAGTCAGAGAGCAACGCATGGTTCATAGAGGGCGTGTGGTGGGGATCACAAGGGCGTAGTGACAAGGTTAGGTTGGATTGGTGGGTATCATACCCTCATTGCTGGCCTTACTACGCAGACAAAGAGTTCTTACAGCTTATCTGGAATGCTATGACCCAAGATATAGTGGAGCTCACAGAATGAAAGTTGTAGTGGTTTACTGGGGGGATGCTTGGATAGATACTGAGGATTTTACTATAGAAGAGGCTCAGGACACTAAGCCTGTCTATCGTAAGACAGTAGGATTTCTGATTGCTAAGAACCAGCACGGAGTCGTACTGGCTACTGATGTTTACCTTGAGAAAGATCTAGGAGTATCTGCTCGTATGTTTATTCCAACAGGTATGATAAATAAGATAGAGGTATTAAAATGAAGTCCCTTATACAAGCTCTAATTGCCCCCATAACAGGGCTATTTAAGCAACGAGGAGAGCGTAAGGCTGCCAAAGAAGCGGCAAGTGCTAAGCTCAGCCAGTTAAAACAAACTGACGAAGCTAAGGCTTTGTTCACAGACCAAGAGTGGGAGTCCTTATCCGTTAAGGGCATGAATGATTCATGGAAGGATGAATACGTAACTGTATCTGTCGTATCCGTGTTCAATCTCATAGTACTTGGCGGTGTTCTAGCAGCCTTCGGCCACATACAACTACTCCATGGCATAGGTATTGCTATGAAGGCTCTGACAGACGCAGGGATAGACATAGGCTTCTTGCTTGAGGCTACTATACTAGCTGCTATCGGCTTAAAGGTATGGAGAGCATAATCCCCTACACACACCAGAACCTCACACGCGTGTGAGGTTCTTGGCCCGTATACGCGATGCCATTTCTAGAGCATCCTCGCGGTCAATCTTAACTGAGTGGTTATTCAACCATTCCTGCTTCCTGCCCTCCGCTGCCATCTGAACGTACACTTGTGCGTTCCTCAGCATCATCTTTGGGTGCATCCTCATTCAACATCTCCTTAATCTTAAGTAGGAACTTCTCCTGCTTGGCTAGCTCTGCGAGTTCATTTCCGAGCGCGCTAATTCTTGCACTAACAGTAGATAATGAGTCATTAACGGTCTCTCGTGATGGGATACCAAGACCCAGTACCGTTTCAGGTGCTTGAGTTGCTGTCTCAGGTACTGATACGCTTGGTCCGGCTCTATCGCTTCCCGTCTTAGTGCTATGATTGTCATAGCGTTCGCGGTGCGCCTTAGCTTCTTGCTCGTCCTTCCATTCATGCCATTGATTCCTTACTAAGTTACAGAATGCTATTGCTGACTGTGCATCGGCCTTCGCCAACACAGCCTCAGCCCACTCCCCGTTAGGTAGCTGTACCTTCCACAGCATCCCCTGCTCATGTGACTCTATCAACTTCTTACCTAAGATAGAGCCATCTGATTGAAGCCATGAATCATCCATTACATATTCCTCGCCACACTGTAACAGTACGTGGCTACTGCACCGTTGACGGCACATACTATAATGTTAGATGCATTTCCAGTCATCACAGCGAAGTACCCATTAGCCGCACAAAATAGCACATTGAGTGCTACTAAGCCATACATAAAGTTTTTACTATACATTATCTTAGTTCCCCTGAGTCAGTTGATCGTTCTACCCACTTACCTGAGTCATCACGAACGAGAGAGTTTTTTCCTCGCATTGGGTGTCCACAGGTGTTGCACTTATAACGACGATACGTTCGTGAGGCTGTAGCTTCAATTCCTTTCTTAATGACGCTGTGGCTACCGCAATTCGTACACGTTGGTCGTCCGTCACTGTCGTCCACGTAAAGTGCGTGGTTGGGGTGTGACTTGATCCATCCTTTGAGCTCATCATATAAATCCTCTGTAAGAGCTACATCCTGACGGTTATACTTCTCCATCTTCTTCCATGCAGCTTGGTCGCCTTCCATGCATTGAAGCCATAGGCTCATACCACCTGTCTCTGCCTTTTTACCAAGGCCAAGCTCCTGTGCTACGAAGTCCAGCTTGTTGCTGGAGAACCGGAAGTTAGCACGAACGGTCTTCAACAGATCAATATTCTTGTACGGATCAGGTTGTTCCCATCCCTGCTTAGCGAACTCCATGTTCAGTATAGGCATGTCAAACCTAGTCCCATTGTAATGGACTACGGCATCAGCCTCGTTCAGTAACTCGTAAATTTCTTCCAACATAGCCTCACGTTCGTGGCTATTCTCTCCAGCAAAGAAGATTGGCTTCTCGCCATACCACTTTGCCACCCAACACAGTACACCTACAGGTTTAACTACCTGAGAGGGTGCAATGTTCTGCTTCCACAGCCCCCATGTCCAGCATAGGTTAGGGCTTGTTTCAATGTCCAGTATTAAGATTCTCATTCCATTATCTCCAAAGCAATCTTTAGTTCATCCTCTACCCTGTCCGTAAATAGTTCCGGGTAGGCATACAGCAGTTGTTTATACTCGTCCAATGCTCTCTGGACATGCAGAACCTCAGCTTTCGTCAGTGTCATCTTCTCGCTCCTTGAGTATTAGCTCCAATCGTGCAAGCGCGTTCCAAGCAACCGCAGAAGCATGTAGTAATCCGATGTCGGAATCCATCTCTTCGTGGTCTTCTTTGAGCAAATGTCGCAGTAACGCAGCGGTGTACCTAGTGCTTCCGTCCTTGACGCTCTGCCAGCCTCCGCGACTATACTTATTAGCCCCGAAGGTGCCCACCCTTGCAACTTCTGTGAGAGCTCTTCCAAACATGAGTAACAGACTGGTGTCCGGCTTACCGGCATCAAGTTTTGCTCCAGCTTCGTGTTGTCTAAGTCCATCAGGATCTCCTTCTATCATAGGTCTATACTCTCGGTCTCTGCTGACAGAGACACCTCGGTATACCCTGTCTCCCCGTACGGAAGGAACCTCTTGCGCCATGTGCACGTCGTTATCAGCTTGTCGTCCGACAGGTAGCCCTTCTTCTGGAGCATGTCGAATACAGCTTTCTCGAAGTTGTCTCCATCCCCTACTGGCACCATCAACGAGCCCGTCCGTGATCTTGGTATTGCAAATAGAACAGTAGAACTCACTGCCACGTCTATTGACGTTGATGGCGACTCCGGCACCAGTTCTTCTGCATCCTTTATCCACTGGGCATACGTTTTGCTGTAGTAGGTTGCCCACCTAGTTACCCTCGGTCGGCTCGCTGGTATCGGTTTCAGCGGTATCCTCAGCTTCAATAAGATCATTAAGTTCTACTCCATCAGAAATATAAAGGTCTACAACGTCCTTGTGTGGGTCCTCGTTACTGAAACCAGCACCGTATGCGGTCTTGACTTCTTCCCCAAGTAGGATACGTTTACCATTCGGCAGGACTTGATAGCCAAGCATGTCGTACAGAGCTATAAGTAGCTGCTTACGTGTTCCCTTCTTAGTATCCCATGCACCATCATCGCTAGACAACAGTACCTCATTGATAAAACTGCGGGTTACTACCTGTTGGTTAAGGTTTAGATTACTCTTCGCTTTCATTACCACCACTCCTAATTGAATCAATAACACCAAGCATCCGTACGATGCGCTCATGTATTTCCTTAGCTGTACTCTCTGCTTGATCTCCTGCAAGGGTGAAGTTAGCATTAACTAACAGTCCCACATCCAGTGCAGTAGCATTCAGTTCATTAGTTATATCAACCAAGGACTGAGGCACACTCTCTACAACCGTAGCGTAGAACCCTTCCTTATTTGTGAACCCAAAGGTCGCAGCCTTATCTATATAAATAGTCATTTGTTATTCCTTTTGGTAAAGAATCGTCTCCATAGGTAGGACCTCAGCAGAGATACCACTGTGAACACTCCGGTTATCTCTAGGTTCCTCATTATAGGCATGTGTATTTCGTAGAATGATGCTAACATCTGCCATACTATCAGGGATATAATAAACCCTGAGCCTATGTTTAGGGTAGCTTCTACAGCACTCTGTGTTTTAGTCTGCATACATATTTATCTCTTGTGATTCCCATGAGGGTAGCTCTTGTGGCTCCCACATTTGCCCCTCTTCTCTTCGTATCCACAGTAACTGCCCTTGTTCCTTGAGATACTTCTGCCAGTCCTCTGGACCTCTTGCTGCATACTCAGTAACCACTACATCCCACATCTCAGCCACTGAGAGCCCCTCTAAGAGCTTATTGGCCTTACCTATGCCTACCCTATGTAGTCCGGGTATATTGTCCACTGTGTCCCCTGTGAGGAGCTGTGAGTAGAACTTAGCCATCCCTTCGTCCTCGGATATGTTAGAGTATTCCTTAGTCACGAAGTTATAGTGCAGTCCGGGTATCTGTAGCAGGTCCTTGTCGATAGATACTATACATGAGCCCTCTGTTGAACATTGAAGGATACCCAAGGCATCGTCTGCCTCTTCTCCCTCAGTAATCTTGTGTTCGTAGGACGATATGATGTAGTCTCGTATCGCATGTTCATGCGTAGGTCTATTCTTAGGGTCTCGGTTCCCCTTGTAAGGCTTAGTCGTAGCTATGTCATGTCTATAGTTAGTCTTACCTGACAGTACCATAGTTATGTCCCACTCATTACACTCAACTGCACTCATGATAGAGTTGACACTGCTGCGTAATAGATGTAGAGCATTCTCTAATGGTTCTAGGTATCTCTCTGACCATATCTGATAGTCCTTCCCCTCTTCTCTGGTACGTAGGTTAGGTAGTTGCTTATCCAACTCAGCCATAGCTTCTTTCTTGTAGCTATACTGAACAGGGTCTCCCCCACTAACCGACAGGAACCAGACGTTACGTTCCGCCGCGAACCCGCAGCGGAACACAAGGATATCAGCATCAATAAAGACTTTCATTAGTTGACTGTAACATCTTCTGGAGCCGCAACCAATGCTGACGCATCGCTCTGGTCCTCGCCGATGGTCTTAAGCATTCCCTCACTCTGGTCTGCGAAGAACACAAGCTGCGCAAGCACTAGCCCTGTAACTTCAATCACACCAGTGTCTTTGTTCGTTACTGCATAACCATTACGCCCATACACACCATCCTCGCCGATTGCATCGTCGATGACAGTGATCGTGAACATATCGTTCTCGTAAATATTACTCATTGGTTTGTTCTCCATCTACTATTAGTTGTAGTTCTTCTACGATTACTGTGATGTTCTTAGCACCTTGAGCAGTTACTTGTGGGAATGTTGCACCCTTAAGTAGAGCCAAGGTAGCCTTTAATACTTGGTCCTTATCCATTCTTCTTCTCCTGCACTTCTTCGTATAATTCCTCTGTCATCTGTAGGATGATAGCCCTGAACAGATCAAACTTCTTAGCCTTCGCTGCACTCTTAGGTATATCAATGCACTCGTTGTTCATAGCGGCTACTGCTATAGCTATTGCATCCTTACGTGAGCTCTGCCACTCAATAGATACATCCCTAGTGGTTGATACCTTACGGTGTGTAGGTAGCTTTGCAGTACCGGCACTCACAGAGCTGGATGCACTCGCAGTTGGGGTCGAGGGCGTTGCCCCAACCTCGCTGTCTTCCACGGACTGTATACTCTCTAACACCACTTTCCCTTTGTCTTCGTCGAATTTGATTGCGCTTCCTATTGTCACCTTCGGGTAGTCGTTGCATCGAAACCATTTCTTGTTGCCCTCCAACTGAAAGCTATGGATTGTCTTGTCTCCCCAAGGGGTACTTGTAGCTTTCGCTACTATTCCTGTATAATTATTCATCTATCGTGTCCTCTTTTACTAGAACAAAACCGCCATTAACTTTAGGGTCGGTTGCTACTTCTACATGCCAATCCACAATAGCTTGTAGCTGTTCTCTAGCTGTTAAGTTACTGTCTAACGTCCATGTAGTTACTGCTTCGTCCATCAAGGCGTGTAGTGCGTCTTGTTGTGTCATATCATTCCCTCTTTAATTGCTTCTGGCTTCCATAACTCTTCCGGTGCTTCGTAGACTACTTCGCTGGCTGCTGCTTCCGCATTAGCCCAGTGTGTGCCTACTTGAACTCCTGCCCCTAAAGGTACAGTAAGTTTGACGCCGTAGAGTTGCTCAATAAGTTTATAACTATCGTGTATTAGACACTGCTTTGCGGCAGCATGCCAAACATCTACTTCTTCGGGATGCACCTCGGCTATGATTGAGTCGTGTACTGTGTTGACTAGAAACGTAGCTAGGTTCTTTATTCGATGCCACGCACAAACCAATGCACAAGGTATTATTTCCGCTGTTGCCAGTGCTTGCACAGGATAGTTGAATATGCTGGTCGTGTTTGTTATCCATCCTGATTTAGTCATCCTTGTGTCGGGCCAATAGTATTTCATCCCCCATTCTGTTACCAGAAACTTATCTCGTAACACGTCTTGGGTCCAGCGGGTCTGAGTATCAGCCACTTGCCAATACTTGTCCTTAAATGCTTGGTAATACGCTCGCTCGTTAGGTGTCCCGGAGCCCCCGCCATAAAGAGGCTTAAATGTATGGGGCTTTGCGTCGGTACGTTGCTGCTTAGTGACGGCACATTGTTCGACGGAGTTAATGATACTCGCAGTATATCTGTGGATATCAGCTCCTTCCACAATATCTTGCAGTGCCACCTTGTCTCGTCCCATATGTGTGGCGACCCTGAACTCAAGTTGCGCACCATCCCCTTCTGCCATAAGCCATAAGGGATTACGCGCAGTGAAAAGCGGCTTGAAGTGTCTGTTAAAGTTTTGGAACTGGACTTTATATTCTTGACCGGACGAGCTGAGTCTATGAGTCCTTGTACTACACTGGTTAAAGCTTCCGTGTAAGAGTCCGCCGTTAGTTCTACAACATTCCGCAAACTTCCGTAAGTACTTCGTGAGGTCTGAGTGGGCAGTAGCCCATCGGGACCGTAGATCAATAAAGTCCCGCTGTTTACTGGAGGTTGCCCTGAGTTTTTCCATGACTGGTGAAGCAACACTAGGCGCTCCTGTAGGAGTGAGGATAGGATTCCCGCGAAAGTCTTTTGGTATAGAGAAGCCGAGTGTTCCGTAGATGAACTCTTGCATCTGTTTCGGAGACGCTGGACTTGCACCTTCACAAAATTCTTGCATCTCAGCAGTAAGTCTAGCATAGTTCTCTTCCCCTTCCTTCTCCATCTTTAACACAGCATCTACATCTAACTGCATACCATTGAACTCAAGGTCCGCTAAGGCAGGTGTAACTAGGTTACGCTGGTAGTTGATCGCTTCCAGCTCACTCTCCTTAAGGAGGTGTCGTTGAACTAAGAAGAGTTCGTGCGCTGCCTCAACGTCCCTTAAGCAATATTTGAGTAACCAACTCTCCGAGATATCCGGTACTGGTACTCCAAGTTTAATCATCATAGATATGACATCCATCTTAGAATCAAATCCATGTCGTTTAAGACACGCACTTAAGCTAAGTTGATGTAGACTATAACGATTACCTCCCAACACATAGTCGGCGATCATCGTATCGAACGTTACAACTTTATGCAGGTCAATGCCACAACGTCTAAGCCAGCCAAGTTCAAACTTCGTGTTATGAGCCACGATAAAATCCGCAGCTTCAATGTCTTTAAGTAACTCTGCTTGCTCGTACTCATTACCACGCTTGCTCTTCGTTTTACCTTCCCCTGTGGTCCAACAGGCAAGTACAATATTGTTGTCTTCACTAACTGGCGACCCCTTAAGGACCGTGGTTGTTTCAAAGTCAAGGACGACATAGTTATTACTCCAATAAATAGAAGGGTTGGGAGAAGCCACGTGCTGTGGCAACTCCGCTAGCGACTGTTTAGATCGCTTGGCCCCCACTTAACTAAAGTCAGCCCAGTTACCGCCACTGCCTGTGACTAGCTCATGTACTTGCACAGACCTCACCCTCAAGCTAACACCAACGCTCTTAACGCCCGTGTCATTCTTGTAGGGAACTGCCTGTAACTTAATACGAGCCATTGTACCAGAGTACACAGGTTCCAGTACTGCTGCCCCATCTTCTGAGTCTACAATAACTACTGACTGGCTGAATCCACCATCGTCTGTCTCTACGAATGCTTTAAGCTTAGTCTTGATACGAATGTCCCCAGTTGGGGCTCCCTTATCATCTAGGACCTCTTCGTAAACATCCAATGGAGTATACTTACCACGTATCTGTGGCTCAAGGCTGTCAATGAAGTCACTGCGAACCTTCTCAATCTGTGCAATAACTTCTTGTGCTTCCTCGAATGGGATTAAAATGTTAGTACGAAACGTGCCATGTGGCTTATCGTATTTCGTGTCTGCCTTGTTAAGCCATGGATACTCAAGAGTACCTACTGGTGTCTTTATTACTACTGTTAGATTTGCCTTTGCCATTACTGCTCCTTATTTCATTAACAACTTACGTGCCCGTGAGATTCTCTTGTAGATAACATCTTCTGTTACGTTCTGTTGTGCAGCCATATCAGCTACACTGTCTCCATCAATGTATAGAGCAGCTAGAGTCTCCCTCAATAACTGAGACAGATCATCTATCTTATCTATAACACCTTCTGCTTCTAGGTAGTCCAGTGGGTCAGCATTGTCAGAGTCACTGAACAGCCATGCTTCTGCGGCCTTGTGTTCATTACCTCTGCGGCTAGCTTCCCGTGCTACCTCTTTCATCTTTACATTGTAGCCTATCCTTGCAAGCCAGCTCCGTAAGTGGTCGTCAGACTCAAACTCAGGAACTTTATCAGCATCCATGCTTAGTATTTTAACGTACAAGTCTTGTCTCACGTCCTCTGTGAAACTTAGGCGATCTATTAGATCAATAATCTTCTGTGTTAAGGTCATGTATCTTGCCTCTCTACTAATAATACCCCTGAGAAGGGATAATCTGACATTTAATCTAGGGATTCTAGCTGTGACAATTGAGGATTAGCCTTCAATGTGAAGTACTCATGTCGTCCAGATACTTTATTCTTAGGCAGGGACAAGACGATCTCACCCCTTGCTACGTTGTTGTTTGTGGCCCCAAGGCCCACCATTACATCTGTTTGTGCTGGTATACCTGTGTTGCTGTAGTCCACGTCACCTATATCAAGTACTGCCTTACCCGATGCGCTATCACCTGCTTGGGTTACAGATATGACTACCATCCCATACTTCTTGGCCCAGTTGCGGGCCTGAGTGGCTGCCTGTTCCATCTTTAGGACATAGTTATCCTGCTTCATGTCTAGGTTTCTAAGCTGGTCTATGATCAACACCTGCGGTTGATAGTTCTCTATCAGCTTAGTGATCTGGCTCGTAGTACCGGGGCTTGCAGGGTAGAGTATGAGGTTATCATACCCCGCCTCTCTTGCCTTAGTGTCCGCAGTCTCAGGGTCAGCCATTACCTCTGCCTTAGTCATGCCTGACAGACGATTCACGACCCGCATATTGATGTCATCTATGGGGTCTTCGTTGCCGATGTACATGGTCATAAGACCTTGGTCTAAGAACCCACTGATCATCTCAATAGTGAGCATAGTCTTGCCCATTTCAGGACGACCGAACAATAGTACGTGGTGTCCGGGCTTTAGACCACCCTCAAGCCGGTCATTTAGAGACCTAGGCCGCACTTGGATAAGATTTTCTTCCTTAAAACTCTGTGATATCAGCTCAGTGACACATCTACCCTGCACAATATTTTCTGTAATGTCTTCTCCAGAGCTGAAATCCTCTTGTTCGCAGAGAGCAGTGAATCTAGCCAGTAATTCCTCAGTTTGTCCTGTCTCTGAACTAAGTAACGCACTTGCGAGACGAGATGCTGCTGCGTCTCTCTTAGTTGCGAGCAAGTCTTTGACGACATTGGCGGGGCTTGCGTCCTCTGCTGCGATGGATTGCACGAGTTCTCTGAACATATCCTTATGTTTATCTGCTGTGACTCTCCTAGCGACAGCTTCTGCGAGTAGTTCAGGGTTGACGGAGGCACTATACAAGTCGGCTTCGTACCAAGTTGTGATTGATCCCCATATGAGCCACCCTTGCTCAGAGAAATCCTCACGTTTAACGTGGTCTCTGATTTGGGTCCATGCGTTTCGGTCTCGGATGCAGCTTGATAGCACATATCGTTCTTTCACCCCTCAGCCCCGGCAGTACATGCCTTAATTATAAGTATAGCCATTAGTTATCCTCCTTAAGTCTCTTTGCATCATACCTTTCCTTAACTATGTTACCAACTTCCTGCATACTCACCGGTAGGTAGTCGTTAAACTCAAGTATGGCGTTGAAGTACCTAGTATCCTCTTGTGTCTCGTATGGTCCACCTCTGTGACAGTGCCCATGTACATTAGTTCCACGGTATAGCTCTTGTTCCGCGATAGGGATATGTGTAAACATGTACTTCTTGTACTTGATTGCTCCCCTGACATCATCAAATATCTGCAAATAGTCCCTAACATTAAGGGTATCATGGTTCCCAGCTACCATAACCATACGACATGGGAAGTCAGCTTCTTTGATCTGTCTTAGCCCGTCGTGGGTCCATGTGACATCACCTAGGACATACAATACGTCCCTCTTAGTTACCATGTGCTTCGCTCGGCTCAATATGTACTGGTCATGGGCTAGATCACTAGGAAATTGAGTACGGAACCTATTAGATATGCCCTTATGGCCGATATGCCAGTCCGATGTTACGTATACTTTGGACATCACCATTCTCCTCGTTCTATCTGTGCACTTGTTGCAAGCCCCATCCTGATGTGTCG